TCATTCATCGATATCATCCATATGCAGCGTTTCTTTTAAATCTTCTATGAGTGAGCGAATCGCTGATAACTCTCCCATAAGATATTTATAATCTTCCATCGATCTTACATTGCCCCCGGCAATGATGTCAACAGTATTCTTTTCTCTTTGTCTTAAATTTTTAAAAAGGTATTCTGCTAAATTTACAGCATCCATTGGCTCTCTCCTGCCTTAATTTTTTATCTTATGAATCTTATCTTACCAGTCTCCTCTATATCTGCCACCCGGGCCAGTTATTTTCCTTGGCATCATTGATGGTGTTCCTGCTTGTAGTGTTTGTGCTGCTGGCATCATAGGTGCTGAAGCTGGCATCATAGCTGGTGGAGCTGGCATCATAGGTAGTGGTGTTTCTACAGGTGCATTGGGTATATTAAAGCTAGGGATGGTAATAGTTTTACCACCGGGTAATGTAATTGTTTGTCCACCGCCTGCTTGAACAGGTGGTGCTACTGTTCCAGATCTTATAAAATTAGCCATTGCTTCATCCATCTTCTCCTGCCCTGGGACTGGAGACCAGAGTTCGTCATAATTTATTCCACCAGTTTCTGGTGGACTAGCATTGAGTATTGGGGTCGCTATTTGTCTAGGAGATGAGTCCATAGTAGACATACCACTTGTCCCAAGTGGTCCTAAAGGTCTAGGTCCTAAAGGTCTAGATCCTTCAAAACTAGGTGTTTGCATTGGCATCATAGGAGGTCGTGGCATCATAGGAGGTG